AATCACATTGAAACCTCTTTGGTCTTCTCTAATTGCTTGGTTAGTGTCTATCTCTGATTTCAATTGTTCAACAACAACTTTTCTCTGTGCTTTTCTACCAAAAGAACCAGAACCGTCAGCGTTGTTGCTCGATTTAGTAACCCATCTGTCTGGGAAGTATGTTGCCACACTTTCATTACTTGTTCTAATGTTACCTAATCCTGCTGATCCGCTTCCTGGATATTTCGTTGTTGTGATGTAACTGTTTTTGTATTCTTTAACATTGTATCCTGAACGCCTTGTGTTCCATAACAATATTCCCTGTGGGTATAGTGCTGGATCTGGAGCATCTGGGTCTAGGAAGCCGTCACTCAATAAGTCTTTGATTGAGCTGGCTGTACCTGCACCTCCAGTTGACAATGAGTCTGCCTTGTCAGCCGCTGTGTGGTACCTAGCATCCGCAAATACAATACCATCTTCTGTAGTTTGGTCTGTTTTGTCAACAAGTTCCCAAGCCGCACCCGATGTGGTTACTGCCACTTGATTTGCTGTGTTTGTTGATGTCAACGTTGCCGATGTGTTGTACTTGTAAAGTTTTGGATAGTTTTCCAGGTCACTAGTGTCGATCCATAAGTCGTTGTTTACAAGTGCAGTGCCGTCTGACTGTGTAGTCGGTGCTGTTGCACTGAACTGTGGACCATTTGGATCTGTAGATGCATATGCTGTTACGTATCCAACGAAAGTTGTACCATTGTGTGCCATGATGTCTGCTTCGTCAGTGGCAGTGTGGTACCATAACGTTCCGTCTGCTGGTTCGTTTGTTGGTGAACTTGTAGAAGCAGTGTAACTTAATCTCTTCCAGTTACTTGCCACTATACCTGTGTTTGCACTCGAGTCAATTGTATCACCTGTTGGTATGTCATACAAGTTGTCAATCAAAGTTGAACTGTTAGCCGTGTATGTTCCATAACTGTGTGCCGTTGTTGCACTGAAACCTGCGTCTGCTAATGGTGTACCCGTCTCACCGTCAAACATTCTGAACTCACCACCCAATTTGTGTGTCATTTGGATAGCACCAGTTGAAAGTTTTGTTGCTGATACGTTTGTTAAACCTGCTCCGTTGACTGCCGCAACAAAGTCATCTGCACCAGTACCGCCTAGTGTAACTGTTACCGCTGAGTTCAATGCCTCTTGGTTCTTGACTGATTCTTGTATTACAAAAGTCTCTGAACTTACGAAAGTTGGTGAAGTTTCATTACTTGTGATAGTAGTTGCACCACCCTCGTATCTGAACAACTGGAAGTCTCCAAGGTTAGGAGTTGTATCTGTTGAGTCAGCCGCTGTAATGCTTTCTTCAGTTATGTTGTATTGTGCGTAAACATCACCTGCTGTCAAGCCAGTACCACCATTCGCTGGATCAAGATTGTAGATCGCTGAAGCGTGGTTGGCATACAGTGGACTTGATACTGTTGAGAAACTAGCACTAGATGTGCTGTAAAGTTTTACAACTAGGTTAGCACCTGAGTTTGCACTTGTAGTCTTGAACCAAACTGATCCGTTAGGTCTGTTTTCGTCCGCAGTTTTCCAAGTTGGTCTGTTAGTGTGTTTGTCCTGTAAAAATTTAACACCATTGTAAGTTCCAGCAGTGATTCCTAATTCTGCTAATACACCATTTCCTTCTTCGATTCTGATTGTGTTAGCACCCGCTGTTGAGTCACCTAGTGCTCTACCATTATGGAATATCTCTAGGTTTCCTGTCGTGCTGTTTACACTTGCTGAAACGTTTGTTACGTTTGATCCAATTGCTGTTGCAACATCTGATAATGCTGTACCGCCTGGAGTGATTGTTACACCGTTCATTACGAAAGTGTTACCACTTGTTACTGTTGTTCCTGAAGCAACAGAGAAGATTGGTAACGAAGTGTGCCAGTCTGCTGATCCAACGTTCACCCAAGTGTTACTTGCTGTCTTCTTGTAAATCTTGTTTGAAACGTGTGTTGTGTTGATTGCGTAATCCCCAATTACACCAATCGAAGTTTTAGGTGCACCAGTTGAAACACCACCTACTAGATCGCTTGTTGCTGTGATCAACGTTGGAGTAATTGCTGTGAATGATTGATTAGTTTGTGACCATTCGAATAAACCGTAACTGCTTGATGCAAGGTCAAACCAGTATGTTCCATCGTTTGGTGCCGCTGTCGGTGCCGATGCACTTCCAACTAGTTCTGCTGTGTTTACATTTGCTCTTAGAACGAATGCTCTGTTGGCCACGCCTAAGAAACTGTAAGCCGCTTGTAGACCCCATTCATTTAATTCATATCCATGTAATGGATTGCCTGATGAGTCTGTGTAGAATTTTGGATCTCCAAAAGTCTCTGTTAATTCTCTTTGTGACGAGATCAAGTATGCAGTGTTGGCGTTAGCAGTCTGTGTTCCTGCCGCTGTGCCGTCTCCTGCACCATTTTGCTTGTCCTGTGATGATGCTACTATGAATAAAGGTGTAGTACCCGCATCTGATGGTACGTAGAAACTTTCGTTTATTACTGAAACCTCTACTCCTGGTGATGTTAATGCCATTTTTCGTATTCTCCTTGCAAGTTACGTATATACTAGAGTTATTTATTCAATCGTATGGTTTTTACGACAAAATTTACCATTTTCTAGGTGCCTATATAGGGAACGTAAATAAGCGTATGCAATATCATAACAGACCGTTGTGCAAACAGTGTAAGGCCAAACCAAGAGCATATGCCTACAAGCGTTATGGAAAGGTATACTGGAGGAGCCTCTGCGACACGTGTATCAGGAAACAGGCTGGGAAGAAGACCGGAGGCATAACCGCACTGGACAGGTCAGGATACAAGAAACGTAAGAAATGCGAGATGTGTGGGTTCAAGGCCCAGGACAAATCTCAACTGGATATACTGTTTGTTGATGGTGATTTGCGGAATACTGCTACTGCTAATCTAAAAACTATTTGCGCCAATTGCCAACGGCTTGGCACCACCCGTAGACTTGGATGGAGGGTTGGTGATCTTGTTGCTGACGATTAGATCGTCAATTTTAGCATACAATTCTTCTTTTGTTCCGTTGTTTTCAATTACAAAGTCGAACTCTTCTTTTGCCCAAGCATACTCGGAGGTGTGTATTCCCTTGGGTTCTATGTTGCCCTCAACGTAATCAACGAACCAATCCGGATCGGGTCCTCTCTTTACATGGATAATTTTCCCACCATGTGCTCTTATTTGTTTTACTTCATTCGGGAAACGGGTGTCTGCTATTACGGTGTTTTGTCCTTTGTATCTTCCGATGCAACTGTCTACCCATATGCCATCGTACATTTGTCCTCGCATCACTTCTGTTCCGAAGTATTGCAACACCCATCTAGGAGTGGTTGGTTTGCCGAACTTTTTACTCCAAAATTCATCTGGCTGTTCTCGCCAATGCCTACTAGATTCAGTGTCGCCTTCCAGCATACTCCTGTCCCAATTGAACATCGATGCCACGGCATCTTTCAAACTTTTAGCAAAACTGTCTTTTTGATATCCGTGTTTTTCGACCAGTCTGTCTGAGACTGTACCTTTACCAGAACTTATTAAACCTACTACACCTATCAGCATAAGGTTTATTATACTATTTTTTTAGACGTTTTTCAATCTCTTTGATTGCTTCTTTGACAGATTTCAGTATGGTAATTCTCAAACTTTTCTTTTTTTCTTTTAAAGCCTTGATGCTTAACATTTCTAGTTCTTGAACAAGTTGTTCTAATTCTTCGAGTGTAAGGTCAGAGTATTTTTTATAATTTTGCATGATATGTTATTTAAATGTGGGTTGGGATCAATTAACCAATAACAAAACTGTGCGGTGTTCCGCCTTCTGCAAAGTTGCCTATGTCCGCTTCAAGTCGTTCCATCTCGGCTTGTCCTTCGCTTTTTAGAGCATCACCATTAAGACTAGTGCCACCTTGTGGTCCTGCTATCTGGTTAAATTTGCCTCTTGCCTCACCGAGCATGACTTTTGAAACTGCTAGAGCGTAATCTCTGATCCATGGTTTTGAGTAAATGTCTTTGAACAGTGTGATGTCAGGTCTAAAGTTGTCAGTGTGCATAAGCACTGTCTCGTTGTCTGCTCTTGGTCTCTGCGTGATAGTCAATTTTTTTGTCGCTACATCAAAATGGAATTGTATGAAACTTCCAAACATCTTTCCTATCAATTCTTGGTATGACGCGAATGCGTAGTAGGTAGCCAATCCACCTGTTGCACCCGCTCTAAGTAGATATGTGTTTGTGTATGCTAGGTTGAAAGGTTCAAAAAGTGTACCACCCTCACCACCTTCTGTTCTAGACCCAACTGTTCTTCTGTTGATGTTTCTCACGTTTATGACCTCATCTGGTAATATGTAAGAGTTCTGATCCTTCTTCAGTTCTAAGAACGCATATGACTCCTCAACAGCATTTGAGGATCTTTGTCTAAATTTATTAATGGCTCTTTCCAGGGCCGTTTGATAGTGTTTTGGGTCTAATTCTACATCGATCATTCCCTCACCGAGGTTGTTCTTGATGTAATCGAATATCTCTTGTTGACCTGTTTGTAGTTCTGACATACACATATTTATAGCCGTTGCCTGTGCAATAAATATGTGTGATATGCCAAGATTATCCATTTTTAAGCCTGAAAAGGGCAATGACTACAAATTCTTCGATCGTAACATCAAAGAGATGTTCACGGTGGGTGGCACAGACCTACACTTCCACAAATACCTAGGTCCTTATGATCAAGGTGAGACAAACAAAGACGGTGATGCTAGTCCAACACAGCCACAATATTCGGGTGACAGTCTGAACGAAAGGACCATACAGGACCTATTATTTTTAGAAAACAGAGATAGGAGGTATGCAGATGACATTTACGTTGTCAGAGGCATATACAATGTTCAAGATGCTGATTTCAATCTATCACAGTTTGGAATGTTTTTACAAAACGACACATTATTTTTAACGGTGCACCTCAATGACATTGTTGAGAGAATAGGGAGAAAACCTATGAGTGGTGACGTCATTGAATTTCCTCATATGAAGGAAGATTACTCATTAGATGAAAGTATACCCATTGCATTGAAAAGATACTACGTTGTAGAAGATGTGAACAGGGCGGCAGAAGGATTTTCACAAACATGGTGGCCACATCTGTTGAGATTGAAAATGAAAACACTGGTAGATTCTCAGGAGTTTAGAGATATTATTGGTGACGCAACCACAACAGGGTCAGTCGCAAACTACATGAGCACATACAACAGAGAAAAAACTATTAATGACCAAGTGGTTGCACAAGCAGAAGCAGATGCTCCTAAGTCTGGATTCAACTACAAACAATACTATGTTGCACCCATAGACGAAAGAGGCAATATCAGGACCGACAATGTGAACACCGAAGAGGACAGAGCAAGTAGTGATCAGACAGTGAACGCTGTGATTGATACTCCTGCGAGTTCTCATTATGGTTTTTACTTGGACGGAGACGGTGTGGCACCAAACGGCAATCCTGCTGGATTTGGAATTTCATTTCCAACATCGGGAGTAGACAAAGGCGACTATTTTTTAAGAACTGATTTCTTACCAAACAGATTATTCCGTTATGACGGTAACAGATGGGTCAAAATAGAAGATTCTGTGAGAATCACAACCACTAATAACGATTCAAGATCAAACTACAAGACATCTTTCGTCAATAACACAAGTGAAGCCACCATAAACGGATTAACTACAAAACAGAGACAGTCATTGACTGACGCACTGAAACCAAAGGCTGACAATTAATGCTACATTTTTACGAAGGACAGGTTAGGAAGTTTCTTACTCAATTTATACGAATATTGAGTAACTTTTCTGTGGAGACAGGTAGGGGCAGTGATGGCGCAATTAATCTAAGGCCAGTACCTGTAGTGTATGGAGATCCTACTAGACAGGTGGCAAACATCATTAGGAACAATAGTGAGAATGCTTTGAATTATGCACCAAAGATTGCCTGCTATGTGAGGGAGTTGAACTATGACAGGGACAGAATGCAAAATCCTTATCACATAGAAAAACAGCATTTGAGGGAAAGAGATGTAGACAGCGATGGCAACTACACAAATCAACTAGGCGCAGGTTATACTGTTGAGAAAGTCATGCCTTCACCGTTTAGGTTGGAAGTGACGGCGGATATCTTTTCATCAAACACTGATCAAAAACTTCAAATACTTGAACAAATACTTTACTTGTTCAATCCGGATTTTGAAATACAAAAGTCAGACAACTACATAGATTGGACAAGTTTGAGTTATGTTGAATTAACTGGTGTGACATTCAGTTCACGTACTATACCAGTTGGTGCTGAATCAGAAATAGATGTTGCCACTATGACATTCTCGATGCCAATATGGTTATCACCGCCCGTTAAGGTCAAGAAACTTGGTGTTGTGCAGAAGATTATCATGAGTATCTACGACGACGATGGCGGCATAGCAAAAGGATTGATAGATGGCGAACTGACGTCAAGAAGTTACATAACACCAAATAATTTTGGTCTATTGGTTTCGGGTGGTCAACTTAGACTTCTCGGCACCACAGGCGTCAATGTGAAATCTGGCGGAGATGGATTCTACACCGGAGCGACTGACACTGCATTGGCAGATCCGTTTGAAACGTTTGGTCCAGCGGTCAACTGGAAAGTATTGCTCGACCAGTATGGAAAGGTTACCAATGGCACATCTCAAATTAGATTGACGCAACCAAACGGAAATGAGATTATTGGAACGATCGCAACAACCACTTTAGATGACACAATTTTATTATACACTATAGATTCGGATACCATACCTGCTAATACATTAACAGCAGTAAAGAAAATTATAAACCCAGCAACTTTTGATCCAGGCACTCCTTCTAATGGTGACAGATATCTTGTAATAAACGATGTAGGCGACAGCACAGCAAGTTTTCAAAGTAGCACATGGGGTTCTCTTGTAGCCAGTGTCGGAGATATTATAGAATACAATAGTACTACGAGCAAATGGAACGTGGCCTTTGATGCATCAAATCCTGATTCTACACAACATTATGTTACCAATCTTAATACAGGAATACAGTATAGATTCAACGGTACAGAGTGGGTGAAATCATACGAAGGAATATACACACAAGGTAATTGGACTATTGTATTAGATGGCGGTTATACAGACTACAATGCAAGTACAGACGCAACTACTCCTTGATAATTTAGATTATACCTGTTATAATACAGCATGAAAGATAATATAATTTGTTCGGGTGCCCTATTTTATTCCACAAGCACTAAACGTTTCCTATTCCTGCAAAGAACTGATAAAAAGACGCAAGGCATGTGGGGACTAGTTGGAGGCAAGAGTAAATTTAGTGAAAGTGCATTTGAAGGTCTAAAACGTGAGATAGAGGAGGAAGTCGGCAACACGCCAAAGTTTAAAAAAGTCATTCCCTTGGAAATGTTTACTTCAAACGATCAAAAGTTTTTCTTCCACACGTACTTGATAGCAACTGAAGGCGAGTTTATTCCAAAACTGAATGAAGAACATTCCGGTTATTGTTGGACCGCTTTTGAATGCTGGCCAAAGAATTTACATATGGGACTTAAAAATACTTTGAATAATAAAAGTATAAAGGGTAAGTTACAAACCATATTAGATCTAATCACCTAAAAAAAAAGGCGACCCGGAAGCCGCCTTTTTGATTCTACTAAAAAGTAAAAATATTTATTAGTTGTTAGTCCTCACTGCACAGTTTACCAACTTGATACCTGCGTCTGTTGAACTTTCTAATGCTCTACCAATAACGTTAAATGGTGTGATTGACTCACCTGTCGCTACTGCTCTAGCACAACCTTTAACAGAAGAAGTAACTAACCTGTCACCTTTGTTTACCGCACCTGTAACCCTAACTGGTGTTCTACCTGTCATTGCTACGAATGGGTGTGACTCGTTGTTACCTGCCGCCGCGTTCATGGCGTATGCTGGCTGTTCAGATATAACACCAAAGACTTGGTCAGATAAATCTGATGTTGTCTCTGTGATTTCTGCTTCACCACCTACCATTACTACTGCACCTGCTGACATAGGAGCGTCTGCTTCGAAACGCTCGGCAACGTCCGCGTATTGTGCCGAAGTTGACATGGCGTGTACTACATTGGCTCTTATGTCAACCAATGCGTCATTGTCTTCGTTCGCTGATCTGAATGCAGTCCAGGCACCGCCTGCTCCTGCGTGAATTGATGTACCGTCATCTGCAAATGATTCATCCCAAGCCCAGAATAAGTCACCTTCTGTTGCTGATGAACCTTCACCTCTGTTACATTTCAGACCCGATATTGTAGGCATACCTGATGCCGCTGATACGTTTCTGTTTACCTCGATGATGTTATCTTCAACTGATAGTGTTGACGTGTTAACGATTGTTTCAGTACCGTCAACTGTCAAGTTTCCGTGTATCCTCACACCTGCATCTGTTACGGTCACTTCCGTGTTACCGTCACAGGCGATTGTTACTGTACCGTTTGATCCTGAGTCTGCTACAGTTACGTTTGAGTTGAGTTGCGAAATTGCAGTTGTCGAAACTGCCGCTACTGAATCATCAACATATTTTTTGTTTGCGAAGTCACCGTCAGCACTTGGTGCCGCTGTACTACCGCCGGTAATTTTATTAGTAGATGCTGATATCGTAATATCACCTACTTCAATACCGTTGTTAACTCTAAAGTTACGTGTTGTCATGGTTCCATATCTCCCACATGATTGTTGTTAATGTGTTGTATTTATTTGGAAATATGTTATTTTGCTAGACAGTTAATTCTATAAGCACTGACAGTTGTTGACGCACCAGAAGTGGATGATGCCTGCAATGAACACGTGTTTTTTCCTGTGCTTTTGTATTCTGCGGTAAAATCCAATTGGTGTGTGCCTTTGGTACTGACATATGGTCCGCTGGCAACAGTCGCCTCTCCAGGGCCAGCCGCTACGAATACTTCATGGATAGCATACGCACCTTCACTTGCATTTTTGCTGACAGTGTAATACACTGCACCGTTATTAGTGTCAGCCGGCATGGCATCTATTTCTGTCGCAGAGGATGAAATTGTTACCGGTGCAATAGCAAGTATGTTGTCAAATTGTGTACCTGTTGTTGTCATTGTGTCTTTCAACATGATAGCAGAAGTTGTTACTCTTAAATTTGTTTCGTGTCCCGCCGCCGATACAACCACGTTACTGCCACTTATGGCCGCTGTCAGAGTGAGCAATGGATTATCGCCTGATTGCATACCGTTGTAAGGCAAAATAAATGCATCAGTGCCGTCATGTACAACAAGTGCCTCCATGTTGCCAACTTCAGTTTTGCTGTCATTATTGATCGAAATAAAAAGTTTTGCACCTCTGAATGTGCCGTGTGCGAAAGTTACTATGGCTTCTGCGGCAGAGTCAACATCTGTATTCTGTGATACTATCACGTTACCTGATGTTCCTGCAGATGTGTTATCTCCCAATCCAAACTGTAAGAAAGATATCGCACCGCCCGCCGAGTTAGGTGTCTGTGCCTTTAATTGCACAATACCGTTTGTAAGTGCGGCCGTAAATGCTGTCATATCTGTACCTTCGGCGTTGGTTCCTGACTTGGCACCCACAGCAGATACAAATGCATCTGAATCGTTGTGACAAAGTGAAACTTTTTGTATGTTGACCGTGTCTGTATTGTAATCTTTAGACACACAATAGTATAATGCACTGTCTTGGAAGGTAGACACAAAAGAGTCAATTGTCTTGGCACTGTTGCTAATTTGTAATTGTGTCACAGCAGTTGCAGTTGTGTCATCTGATGCGTTGGCATCTGTGCTTACTGTAGCAAAACTTAAAGTTTTTGAACCGTCTGTGACTATCGCTTGTCCGTCTGAACCGTCTGTAGTCGGCATGGTAAAGCCATTGTAAACCAATGCACCTGTAACATCTAGTGCTTCTGCTATTGTAATCTTTGTTGAATCTGAACTGTCTAATGTTGTACCGTTCACTCGCAATGCACTTATCAAAACATCACCTGTTCCGCTTGGTTGGATCGAAAGGTCAGCATTAGAACCATTGGATGTGATTGCGTTTGTAGTAACTGCTCCTATCGTAGCGGTTCCTACGATAGTTGTGTTAGTAATAGACGGTGAATCAATAGTTGGTGAATTAATTGTTGGACTTGTTAGTGTTTTGTTTGTGAGAGTGCTTGTCCCACTTTCCACAAATGCTTTTATTGACTGTTGTGTGGCTAATTTTGTCGCACTGTTTGATGACATGTCATCTTCATCTTTTATACCTGTAACCGTTGCACCGTCGCCTGCAATGTTTAGTGATGTTGCGGCAACTAATGCACCTGTTACATCTAGTGCTTCTGCCACTGTAATTTTAGTCGAATCCGAACTGTCTAGTGTTGTGCCGTTTACTCTCAATGCACTTAATAGCACATCACCTGTTCCACTTGGTTGGATGCTGATGTCTGCATTTGATCCATTGGATACAATTGAATTGGTTGTGACCTGTCCAGGTGATATTGCACCAGTGAATGTACCACTGAAAGTACCACCGTTAATGGTTGGATTTGTAAGTGTCTTGTTTGTTAAAGTTTGTACAGCATCGTTTTGGGTAAGTTGGAAACCTCCTGCCGTGGAGCCATCATGTACTACGATTGTGTCTAAATCTGTGTCAACAGTAAGTTCACCCACAACTCCTGTGAATGAGTTGTTTTGTGATGTTGTACCTCGTCTAAATTGTAGTGCTGTTGGCATTTTTAATTCCTATTTCCTTTGTTGCTTATATTTATTATGATCATACGTTAACTAAACGCTCCTAAATCAACAGTCGAAGTGGAACCCCTGGGCTCTGCCATGTCGTATAGATCGCCAGTTGGCACACCAAAAGCGTCAAGTATTGCGGCTGTAACATTAGATCCGAGATCAGCATCTCCAGAAGCCGCCGGATGGGCCGCAAGAGTCGATACTGGGAAATTCAAATCCGTGTCCATAGCAAGTGTACCTGATTTATTTGGCAAACTAATTGTTCTATCTGCCGTTGGATCTACTACTGTTAATACTGTTTCGCTTTCGTTATCACTAGCACCTTCAAATATAATTGTTGCATCTTCTCCAAGAACTACATTTCCGGTTGTGCTTACTATACCTGCTCTGAAATTTGCGTATGAATCAATTGTTACGTTACCTGATGTTGATCCATCTTCTCCTGATGTCACTGCCGCAACAAACTCGTCTGCTGATTCATCCCAAAGGAATGATACGTTTGCTAACGAACCTCTGTTAAAAAATAAACCTTGGTCAAATGTGTTTGCTATTCCACCAGAATTATTTTTTGCTAATTCTAGTAATGGATCTTCAACAACCAAAGTTGTTGTTTCAAGTGTAGTCTGCGTACCTGATACAGTCAAATTTCCTGTTATGACTGTGTTTGCTTTCAATTGTATGTCACCAGATCCACTTGGATCTAAAGTAATATCTGCATTTGATGGTGAACTTATTGTCGAACCTGTGAAAGTAAAATCGCCTAAAGATACATCTGCAAAAGATAGTGTTCCTGATCCATTTGTTTGTAAAACTTGTCCAGAAGTTCCATCGGATGATGGTAGTGTGTATGCGCCATTTATGTTGACTTTTCCTGACCCACTTGGATCTAAAACAAAATCCGCATTGCTTGGTGTTGTAATAGTTGATCCCACTATTGTCAAATCTCCAAGAGACAAGTCCGCAAATGATAAGGTACCTGCGCCATCGGTCGTCATGAATTGACCTGCAGATCCATCTGATGTTGGATAGGCTAGACTAGAAGCAGTAAAGGCGCCTGTGACATCTAAGGCCTCTGCAATGGTTATCTTACTTGAATCTGATGAATCTAAAGTGGTTCCGTTTATTCTTAAGGCACTTATCAAAACATCTCCAGTGCCGCTCGGTTGAATACTTAAATCCGCATTGGAACCGTTTGATTCAATAGTATTTGTTGTCAGTGATGTTGCTGTTACTGATCCAGCAAACGTACCTGCGCCATCAACGTCAAGTGTTGTGCTGTTCAATAATTTAACTTCATCACTGTTAATTCTCATCGCAATGTTATTTGAGCCTGCTTTCTTAACGTTGAATTCTATCGCACCGTCTTCTGTGCCATCTGAAGCATCTAGTATTTTTCCTGATATAGATCCGTACTGAACTTCCTGATCAGCGTCGTTCTCACCTTTGAATTTGATCCTACCCAAGTAGTCAGCGTCCGCCGGACTTGAACTGTTTCTCTTCAAAGTTAAAACAGGTGCCGCACTGTTGCTGTCTTCTGTGCTTGTTATTAATAATGAGTCATCAGTAGTAGTAGTTGTTATTGTTGCCGAGCCTGTTATGTCCGTGTCCGCATTTAATTTTATATTTCCTGTCCCGCTTGGGTCCAAAGTCAAATCTGCGTTACTTGGTGAGGCTATTGATGACCCAACTATATCTAAATCACCAACTGAGACACTTGCAAATGATAATGTGCCCGATCCATCTGTTTGTAAAAATTGTCCTACTGTTCCGTCTGATGTTGGAAGTGTAAGTCCTGAAAATGTCAAAGCACCTGTGACGTCTAGTGCTTCTGCTATTGTAATTTTCGTTGAATCTGCCGCACTGAAAGTTGTGCCTCTTACTGTAATTGCATCGAGGACTATATTTCCTGTGCCTGATGTTGAAAATGTTAAATCTGCGTTAGTGGGTGCGACCAAGTTTGTGATTGAAATATCACCCTCAGCGCCAAATTCTAACCCAGATCCTGCCGCATTTACTTTTAGTATCTGTCCTGCTGAACCAATTGATGAAAGTCCTGTACCACCGTTTGCTACTGGTACTGTTTCCCCCGATTGGAATTCTGCCAAACCAGTGGCCACATTAGATTCGTTAAAGACTACCCGTACCGGTGTTTTGTCTGCCATAAATTAGTTCTGTGCCCGGCCTTCTTGCACTCACCGGATGCATTTCCTTTTGCTTTATGTAGATATTTATCGTATGATTAGAATTGAAACAGTGTGTTCCTACTGCTGTATTGTGCAGATAAGGACCCACCATCTGCCAATGTGAATGTCTGTCCCGCCTCAGTATACACAGGAATTTCTTCCACGGTGCCATTAAATTCCAATTCAAGATCTGCGTCTTTCGCCAATAATTGGGCGTCTGTGAAAGAAGAACTTCCGTCACTAGTGTACAAATTTACTAACTGGATAGGCCTGTTTGCTGTTGCTGAAGTTTTTCCTTGTAACTGTATACCCTGTGTTGTATCCCCGGATTTTACTTTAGATCCTGTAGGTAGTGTAGCACCTGTCGCCGCAATCTCAATCGTACCTGTTCCGTCTGATTTGATAGTTGCTCCACCCAAGTCGATCGTTTCTGCGGCCAAGAATGCTGTTTGCCACCTTCTAGTTGTACTTCCCAAGGTGAACACTCCGTTCTGGCTTGGGATCAGGTTGCCTGCAATTTCAATTCCGGGAGTTGAGTCTTCTGTGGATATTGTCGTGCCTGCTATCCTTATGCCTTCTATTACAACATTACCACCACTACTGTTTAACGTCAAGTCAGCATTAGATGGCGAAGATAACGTTGATCCTACTGCTGTAAGATCTCCGAGACTGCTTGATCCTCCTGAGCCCGACACCCCTGACCCGTCAATTGTGAGTGTATCTCCGCTGACTGTTGCTGTTACACCTCCTGTACCAACAAGATTTAACACTCCGCCGTCTGCTATCGATATTGTGGACGATGTGGTGTCACCAAATTTCAAGCCAGATCCACCACCACCGCCGCCAGCAACGGCAGTACCTCCCGGAGTCACGCCATCGCCTATACGCAGACTGCCTGTGTCGACATCTACTGCTAGATATCCGTCTTCAATAATGTGCGTTGAGAGATTGTAGTCTTTGTATGAACCTACTAGTTTTCTAAATGCCATGTACGCTCCTTAATTCTGGCCAGATAATGTCTTTAGTCTTTGTATGAATTCACTTTCTGTCTTTGGTTCTTTGTTCTTCATTTCGGCAGGGACGCCAGGTTGGTCACCACTAGTGGTTTCCGGTTGTTGGACCAACGGTGGATCTTGTCTTGCTGTCTGATCTGTTTCTTTCTCATCACTGTCTTGGTATATGTGATCAAATTGTGCAAGATCCTTGCCTGCTTCTTTTTTCTTTAATTCTAATTCTTGTTGTGGTGGGAAAACTTGTGCCTTGGTGTTTGGATCATCCGATGGTACCTTGCCTGGATTGTCACTGTTATCAGTCGCAGGTTTTGTTTCGTCGTTGGCATCAGAAACTGACACTCCTTTGGCACCCATCAATTGATTTAACAGTGCCTCATCCTCCTTGTCTGGGATGGCCTTGATGTTGATGTCGATCTCTTTATATCTCATTCATTATCCCTATGCATTTACAGTTGTGTTTTGTTGTGCAAGAACAACCCATCCAGTGGATTGATAGAGCAGTGTCATTGTGTCATTGACACTGTCAAATGTAATGCTTGTTCCATTTACAAAGGTTGCTGGAGTCACGGTAGCATCGCCGCCGTCGACCTTCATTGAGATTATCTTTATCTGTCCTTCTGTGCCATTTGCTAATGAAAAGGCTTGTGCTCCGGTTGTTGTTAGCAACGTCACAGTGTCAGTCAAATTTATGACTTCTGTGCTACCTGAGCCAGTTAGGTTTTGTACACCATGGATAGTTCCCGACGCAGTCAAAACGCCTGTGACATCTACGTCTTCTGCTATGGTGATCTTTGTTGAATCTGAACTATCAAGTGTTGTTCCATTTACTCTCACCGCACTTAATAAAACATCACCTGTGCCGCTTGGTTGGATACTTATATCTGCGTTTGAGCCATTCGATGATATGACATTTGTTGTCAAACTGTTTGCTGTGATATCCGTTACAGTGAGATCACCAGTCATGCTGGTATCTCCAGTTACAAACAGGTCACCGCTTTCGTCCACTTTGAAAATGTATGTGTTTTCAGTTGGTGAACCGTCCGGATTGGTGTTATTGTATATTCTAAATGCCTGTCCTGAGTCTCCGCCATTTGAGTCTAAGAAAAAGTTAATGCTTTTAACACTGCTTAACACAGTGTTGTTAGTTTGTGAAAATTGTGTAACAGTGAAGTCCAAGAAACTAACCGTTCCTGAACTCTGATCGTTGAAAGATATTCTGTTATTACCAGTGATCAAATCGCCGCCTGATAAATTGACTGCACCTTCGAAGTTGATCTCTTCACCTATGGTGATTGCTGAGGAATCATTTGTGTCCAAAGTGGTACCGTTCAATCTCAAGGCACCCAATAGTACCTCGCCTGAACCGCTTGGTTGGATGCTGATGCCTGCATTTGATCCATTCGAACTAATGACGTTGGTTGTCAAACTGTTTGCAGTGATATCTGTGGCTGTTATGTCGCCACTGAATATGGCGTTGCCGTTCTCACTCATGTCTAGTTGCAGTGCTGTGATCGTTGAACCACCGTCTAGGCCTTTCAACAGAATGTCGTTGTTGTCACCCATCGATTTGATTACCAAGTCTGAGGTTACCCGGCTTATTCTACCAAATTCTGTACCACCGTCCTGTAGTTTTACGTCGGCGTTGTCCGCGTCGAGTATGATATCTCCCGTGGCGTCAATTGTTAAATTGTTAGATGTTCGTATTGTTTTTGACATTTGCAGTATTTATGTTGTGAAAGGGGGAGCGTGTAACTCCCCCAAAAGCACGTGTTTGTAGATTAGATAGTGTCGATTGAACCAACGTCAGTTACTTTACCTTCGTCAGCACCTTCTGAGCTCAATGAGTATTTCGTTGAACCTGATACACCACCAGCAGTAACGTAAGATACTGTGTTGTTACAGATCTTAGTAGCATACGCAACTGTAGAGTCATCTAAGATGATCTGTATACAGAATTGGCCTGCTGTAAGCGAGCCTGTTGCAACTCCTGTCAAAGTTAGAACTTGTTCTAATCTTGTTGAACCGTCTGCAGATAAGAAGTTCACTTTGAACTGCTTTGTTGATCTCTGCGAAACGATGTAGTTGCCTGATGCAGTTGATACTGATTCAGCACCTGTTCCGTCTGGTTGTGTTGCTTCTGTAGAGAACGCACCTGTGACTTCGAAGTCACCTGCTGTGTTTCCAAATCTACTTTTCTTTACTGGTCTTCCCATTTGTTTTCTCCTTTAAAGGAGTCCAATCCTAGTTCTCCTAGGTACGCGGTTGGTATATCCGCATAAGTCTTTGGCTTCATGCCAAAGCACGTTTGAACTGACAGTATTTACCAAAATTTGAGATGCATAAAGTACAAAGAAAAAAGGGCGGTGCAATACAATCCATAAATTAATCACACCACCCTTAGGGTTACGTATATTCTAGATTAATATCTTATTTTCTGTTGTAGATATGATATAAAATCCAAACTGCTACCAAGCCAATCAGACCTTGATCTGAGAAACCTTGCAGTACGCCCTGGACGTTTCCTATTACAGAAACATTTGGCCAGAACGGAATACCTTGACCATTGAAAAGGATTTCTAAAACAATCCCCAACGCGATGAATGATACTCCAACGTCAGCAATTCCTTTTGCCCATCCTTTTATTTTGTTAAGATAATCCATGTGGACCTCCCTTTTTTGATTGTGATTCTTGCGAATCGTAATTTTATTTAGAAACTTTGTAGCCGAATAAAACTACAACATTTGGTCTGCGACGAGTACGAGTACCAAAAAAATTTTATATGTATGTGCTTATTGATTGTTCAGTCATAAAAAAAGGGCGACCGAAGCCGCCCTTTTTGAAAATAAAAATAAGTCTTGGCTTATTTGAATTTTAAGTTTGTTCCGCTGTTCATACCTACTAAACCAACGTAGTCTGCCGCGTTACCTAATGAAGATGCAGTGTTTGTTAATTCAACATAACCGTATCTTGTTAAGAAACCAACAACTGGTTCGAAAGTAGATGGATCTAGAACAACACCAGATGACATTAAAGGAATGTATGGGCAGTAGAATGCCGGAGCATCTGCCTCACTTGCGCCTTTGTAACCAACTAGTACGTCTGTACCGTCTGAAGCGTATGCATCAACGTATACTCTCATTGCACCGTTTAATGTACCAACGAATTTAGTGTTAGTAGGTGCTTCAAAAGTACCTTCAGTTGTTCTTGCGAACGCTGAAGTTGATGCTGATTGAAGAACTGTTAAAGCAGTTGGAGATACTACAGCGTAGTTTCCAGCGCCTCTTCTTGTTCTTGTTGCGATTTGGTTAGCAACTCTGTTGATTAACACAGCCAATGCCGCGTGTTCATCACCAACGAATGTTGCAGTACCTGACACAGCCGCTTGGTCAAAAGTCTCAGCGGCAGTTCCTGCCAATGTTCTTAATGATCCAATGATCTCTTGGTCGATCTCAGCAGTAATCTCTTGGGCTAATGCCGCCATGATTTCTGCTTCTACATCGATACCTTGCTGTGCTTGAGCATCTTGAGCCGCTTCAAAAGTCCATCTAGCACTTAATTTTCTAGATTTCGCTTCAACCGGTTGTTTCAAGATCTGGATTGATAATCTCTTACCAGGTGTACCCTCTAAAGAGGCAGTTGATGCACCTTTTGGAGTAGTGTTGTTCTGGTTACCAGAATATGCTTTCGCGATTTTGAATGGAGATAATGCTTCTTCACCAGCAGTTGTGTTACTTGCTACTGTGTCTGCATATCTTATTCTTAATGTGTGGATTTGTCCTACAGGACCAGTCATTGGTTGTACACCTACGATCTCGTTAGCGATCACAGTTGGCATAACCCTTCTGATTACTGGTAGGATAACCCTGTTTAACGTAGCAACGTTACCTGCAGATGTGGCACCAGCAGTTGATTGTTCTGCCAAGTACCTTTTTGTGTTTTCCAACACAACATCCATAGTTTTTTTCTTGTTGC